AAAGAAAAACTTAGACAAGCCAATTTAGGTAAAAAGGCATCAGAGGAAACTAAACAAAAGATGAGATTATTACATTTAAACAATAAAAATCATTTTTTTGGTAAAACTCATTCAGAAGAAACAAAACAAAAGATGAGAAAACCTAAATCAGAAGAACATAAAGAAAAAATGAGACAAGCTAGATTAGGACATATTGTAACAGAAGAAACAAGGCAAAAAATAAGACAAGCACTATTAGGTAAAAAAAAGGAGGTCGAAACCCCCTTAATTACTTAATATATTTTTTTTATTTTTTACATAAGGTTCTTAACAATAACTCGATTATAAAACAAATTAGAATCCTGAACTAGAGCACCCTGACCTATTGTGAGCCCCTGCGCGAACGGATTTGCAACGACTCCGTATCGTGTCTTGAAGCCAAGCTTAGGCTGTAAACTAACAGGATCAACAGCTTTTAGTAACTGTAGTGGAACGTATGGACAATAGAAAATTCCTGCATCAAAAGCGTTTGCGCCTTTATATCCAATGACCATATAGTCACCTGTGCAATATGGATCAATATAGACTTTATACTTACCATTTAGAACACCAACGAATGTATTTCCAGTATCGTCAACCTGAAGATTATTGCTATCAAGTCGTGGAGTAAACTGTAGAACACCAGCAGCATTCAAAGCAGAAGCTACGTTGCTTGAGCATAGAATAACATTACCTTTACCGCGTCTTGTATTCTTGGCAATAGCGTTAGCTTCTAGATCAAGTCTAAACATAAGACCCTTGAATTTTTCAATTAACCAACGTCCGTCAGAATCTGCATCAAGGTCAAACTGACCAGTAGTAGTTGTACCAGCCTGGCATCCAACTGATGCTGTAACAACAATAGTTCGGATGATTTCTCGGTTAATTTCAGCAAGTAATTCAGCAGATAGAAGATTAGTTAATTCAGATTCAATATCTAGACCGTGAATAGCCTTAAGGTCTTGAGCAATTTCAATTGAGTATTCAGCTTTAAGAGCGCGTTCATGAGCAGTAACTACAGTCTTTTCAATAGTTAGACCCATTTCTGGAATACTAGTAGAAACACCATTCCATGAATAGCCAAGGTCTTCAGCAGCACCTGTTAATAGACCACCCATATAGTTATACGCGCTTGCACCACCATTACCAGCGTTATTAGAAATACTAGGAAGAGTACCAATGTTACCATTTGCACCACCAGGAGTATTTGCAGCATAACCAGTTAAGTTAGCAACATCTGTAGAACTATAAGCAGCAGTATTAGGACCAGCAGATGAGAAGCCAGTATCAACTTCGTTATAGAAGTTTTCTGTTACTGTTGCAGAGTTAGAAGCAGTACCTGCAACTTTACCATATCGAGTTCGTAGAGCGAAGATAAGACCAGTTGGACCTGTCATTGGCTGTACACCGCAAAGATCATAAGCAATAAGGTTAGGCATAGTTCTTCGAATTAAGGAGATTAGGATAGGATCGAAAGTATCAATTGGACCTGCACCACTAGTTGAAGATGAAGAGCCCATAGCATTAGATGGAGCTTCAAGTCCTTCACGTAGCATTGTAGGAGCGCCGGGACTATCTTTTAAGTCACCCATTAATCGTTTTGATTCTGAGAAGATACCACGTTCAACACAGTTTTGAAGTGAACGAGCGATTGAATATCGCTTCCAATCATCAGTAATATCAGACAGTCCAGGTCTCTTTAAATCGAGGACGGGAGCCCAACTTTCAGTGATTGGTGACTTAAAAGGCTGTGACATTATTTTAATCTCCTTGTTATAATTTCTTATTTTTATTTATATATTTTCAAATTTTACCATTAAAATAGATCAGCAACAGCACTAGCAATTGCATTCATTTGTGCTGTAGGCTCAATTACTTGTTTTGTGTTATTATTAATTTCATTTAGAACTTCTTTTTCTGTTTTGATATTGGTAATTGCATCAATACCAGTGTCTTTTGAAGGTTCTTTTGTAATACTTTCCTTAATTACAGTAACTTTTTTCTTAAATAAGTCAGTAGTATCAAAGTCAACACCTTCTGTTAACTTATCTAATTTTGATTGCTGAACTAATGTTAGACCAACCTTTGCTTCGTTAAGAGCAATTGATCTATTAAGACCTTTGATAACCTTATCTTTTTCCATAAGCTCAAGTTCTTTCTTGTTCATTTCTTCTGTAAGATCATTATTCTGAATGACAATACTTTCAAGAACATCAACTTTTTCTTCTGGAATTTCAATATAATGTTCTACAAATAAATCTTTAAGTTTCATAATAAATTCTTCTGTTAACTGTGTACGTAATGAACTTTCAATAGCGATTGAATTATCCTGTACCCATTCATTAACAACACGGTCTAGGTACTGATCAATTTTTTCAACGAGAGTTTCTGTGACTTCTTTAATATTTTCTTCAAGAGCAGTATCAAATTTTGCTTGCATTTCAGCAACTTTAGGAGCAAGACTAACAGTAAGAGCAGTTTCAAATAGAGTGGCTACTTTAACTTTACCTTCTTCTGTTAATTCCATTTCTTTGAATAGATTTTCTTCTTCTGTCTTTAGGAATCCTTTACCAACAGCATCTGAAGGCTTTGCTACAATAGTAGATTGATTGAAACTTGCGTCTTTAATACCAGCTTTAGCGGCTTCACCACCTACTTGTGCTTGCTGTTGAGCAAAATATAGAGTTTCTAATGATTGCATATCCATTTGACTTAGACCGTCAACAATTTGAAGAATCCACTCTAAACGAGTTTTTGGATTACCATCAGCTTGTGTATCAGGAGCAGTTGTTGAACTATGAGTTTCAATAGATGCTTGAGCAGGACTATGAGCAGAAGGATCAGAATCTTCATTAATATCAACTTCTTCAACAATAAATTCTTCGTCTTCTAATTTCTTGTCGATTTCTTCATTAGTCATTAATTCTTCAGTGTCGTCTTCCCAAGAAATTTTGATTTTTCCGTCTTCTCCATCAGATAGAATACCAGTTAGGTTATTTTCCTGATTTGTGACTACATAACTTTTTGCCATTTAATATACTCTCCTGAATTTTCTAATCTATTTTATTTATTTATAAGATTTAAGCTTTTGAAATTTGTTTAAGGAAATTCTCAAATACTAGAATCTTTTTCTCTTCAATTTCTTTAAGACTCATCTTATTAATTTTCTTTTTTGCATCTTCTGATATTGGACCTAATACATCATCCCAAAAATATTCTACACCTTCCATAATACCTGCCATAAGAGCACCATGGGCTGATGGATCGGACACTATATCTGAAGGAGTAATTAATTTAAAATCATCTTGTACTTCTAATACTGCTTCATCTAAAGCTTTTACTGTTCCAACTCCTCTTGAAGAAGAACCTAAAGTACCGCCTGTTTTAAGAAGACCTAATACCATTTTACCTACAGGATGTTCGTCTGCAATAATAGATTTACCATGCCAGTTGTTACCTTCTTTATGCATTTCAATCATTCTTTGACAAACATTTTTTAAATTAATAGTAGCACCATCAGGATGATCAAGTTCACCCCAACCTCGTCCGGGATTCATTTTTTCTGTAATATATTCATGAACAGCAAGATCGTGAATATTTGAACGATAGATACGACCATTTTTATTAGGATTATCAAATTCTAATCTTAGACCCTGTAAATAATGTTTCCGCTCTACACCTTCACCTTCTGTAATGAGACCTAATGGTTCATATATTTCTGTAAGTAATTTCATTAGTCTTGTGTTCCTTGTACAGTTATACTTAAATCTGTTATATGTGCTGGTGTGAATGCAGCATTTGATACTAAAGTTACGTAGATATTAGTATTAACACTAGTATCTGTATTCTTTATTGGAATCGGAGGAGTAAATGTTTTTGAAGCAATACCACAATTTGATCCTTGTGGAGCAGCAAATGTAAGAACAAATGGAGGAGTTAATAAAGTATAGAAATCAGCATTAGAAATAGTTATTGCACTTTTATCCGTATATGTTCCGTTAGGCATTTTACTAAATATATAACAACTAAATCCTACAGTAGCAGTAGGAACAATTGCTGCATTAGCAAACATTGCTTGAATTTGTGTTAAGGCTCCTGTTGGTTGTGCAGTAGATCGGAATAAACTAACGTTAGCAACACCACCTACACAAGCATTAGCAGCATAAGCTGATGCTGTAACAGCAGGACTATAAGTAATAACTTGATTAAGTTCACCAGATACTGTATTTGCACCAATATATTTAGTTGCTGTAAATACACCAACAGATGAATTACCACTTAAACGATCAAAAGTTGATCCATTATAAAGGCCAACACTTTCTATAACAAGATTATTACCAGAAACTCCGTCAGCAGTAGCGGCTCTTTCAATATAAAATTTATTATCTCCGGGATTAAATACAGCTTCTTCTTCAATACCAATACCTACACCATTAAATCCATTAATTCCTGGTCCAGAAGATGAGAATATATCCCATTCAACTACTGCTCCTGCGGCATGAAGATATCCTAATGTTGATTGTAAGGCTACGTTAGATGTACCTGATACATAAGTACTACTAACATAAGCTGATTCTTGATTAGCTCCTGCTCTATCAATAATAATTTGTGTTCCGCCAATAAGAGTATTAGCAATAGCAGCAGAAGCCACATTAACTGAAGTTGCTTGAGATGCAGCCGCTGTAGCTAATGTGGTAGAAAGTATACCTTTACCTTGAACATTTCTACCACGATCATATTGAAATTTTGAAGGACTATTTACGCTATTTGCAGGACCTCCTGAATTATATTCATATACAGTAGCAATACTAGTTCCTGCACCAGTTGCTCCATCTAGTTCACCAGCCGCTGATCTTTGAAATTCTACAGTGTTGGAAGTAGCATTAAACAAATATTCAGCAGAAGCTGCAATACCAGTAGGCATAGACCCATCTGGAATAGTAGCATCTCTTGACTGATTATAAAGATATGTTGAAAGAGTTACAGCAGCAATATGACCTTTAGTAAACATACCAGTAATAGTATTTGTAGCAGGTGTAGTAGCAGTAACATAAATATATTCTTGATTAGCATTTCCGCCATCTACAAGTACATTACAACCGGGCTGAAAGAAATTATTAGCTCCACGATTATTAACTGCGAATGGGTTAACTATAATACTTTGAGTGTTGCCAACAGTAGAGTTACCGACAAGAGCAGCAGATGTTGATACTGCATTAATAGACGGACCGGCTAATTGAGTTGTTCCTGTAGCTATGCCAACAGAAGGAATATTATCAAACGATGTTTCTTTTTGTCTATCAAGAGTTCCTGCTTGATTAAGTAATTGTGCTACGCCACCAGTCATAAGACCAGAAATTGCTGATCCGAAGTTTTGATTATCTGCATTATGGAAAGTTGTAACTAATGCTGCATTACCAGAAGCTGCATCTACAATAGAAACCATCATAGATTTTGCAGCAGCATTAGAGGTAGTAAAAGTACTTACATTTGTAGTTAAAACTATAGTATTTGATACTGTAGTAACGATACCGCCAGTAGGAGTTGCAAGCATTACAACATCATATATATTATGGTTATTATCTATAAAAGCACTATTGGAGTTATTATATCTTGACATTATTTAGTTTCCTTTGATTTACTTCCTTTAGTTATAAGATGATACTGTTTTTTAGCTGCTAAACTCTTTGCAGAATCAGACGACCAACCACTGTAAGGACTTTGTACGTATCTACCTACTTTTCTTAGGTTAGGTGGATTGTCAACACCCTTCATGAGATTACCACCGATTCGATCAGCAACTTGATTCTTCTTGTCCTTGTTAGACTCATCTAGTGATGCCTCGATCTCCTGCAACCGCCTCAGCTCATCGTTCGAGAGGAGCTCCTCCTTCTGCATGCCCTTCATCTTCT